GTTAAAATTATACCAAGATCAGAATAAAGATGTTTAAAAGGTAAAAATAAATAATGCCGATACCACCAAGAGCAGTCCAAAATGCTGCTCGTGTTGCTTTAGAAAGAAGGAGGAGCGTTACACCTTCTAATAGAGGTGGTACGTTGGTAGGAGTAGCAAGGGCAAGGGATTTGTCTGGAGGGCGAAATATAAGCTTACAGACAATTAAAAGAATGCGGAGTTTTTTTGCTAGACACAACACACCGGCAGAAAGACGTAACAGAAGAATTGACGTAAAGGGGAAGGCATCAGTCGCTTGGGGACTTTGGGGCGGTAATGCCGGAAGGACTTGGGCAAACTCTGTATTTGATAGAGAGGAAAGAAATGCCAAAAGGTAAAGGATCATACGGAAAAAAAGTAGGCAGACCGGCAAAGAAAGCCGGGAATAAAAGTAAACGCAGAAAGAAAACATCTTATGGCTACTAATTTAACAGGCGTAAATCTTAAAGGATTAAGCGGCACACAAAAATCACAGATGCAAACGCACAAAGTTCATCATACAAAAAGACACTTGCAAAAGATGGCGACTGAAATGCGTAGAGGTAAGACATTCACACAAAGCCATACAATAGCTAAAAGACTTGTTGGCAAGTAATGGATGAAGGTGTTGCATTAAACGTGGAGTTAGTAGGAATAAAAAATTTAAAGATGACACACACGTGGCGATTGGAATTTGATGTATATGAATGTGATTCACATAAAGTAAAAGACTTAATGGACAAAGTAGACACGCCTTTAGTGATGGCTTTAGTCGATAATGATGGCTAAAACAACGGTAAACCAACGGGCAAATGGTCAATTTGCTAAAGGAAATAAGATAGGTAATCGCTTTGAAGAAGGCAATAACGCTAATCCAAACGGTCGCAATGGCTCAATGTCAGAGCTTTTCAAAGAACTTGCTAAAGCAGAAGATAGTAAAGGCAACACACGTAAAGAAAAGATTTTAAATAAAGTTTTAAGTATGGCAGAGAATGGATCACTAAAAGCTGCCGAGATGTATATGAACCGGGTAGAGGGGAAGCCCAGAGAATATGTGGAGCAACGTATTAGGAAAGATGGAATTGTAATTGAGTGAATTTCACAATAAAGAAAAACAGTATGCTGAAGCATCAGCAGCAATTCTGGGATATGCCAAATCGTATTGTCCTATTGATTGGCGGATATGGAAGTGGGAAGACTTATATCGGAGCGTTGAAGTCTCTTTATATGAGTTGTTTAAACAGTCCTGTACCGGGAATGTACATATCACCTTCACACCAGTTAGCAACAAAGACGATAATAGTCACGCTAAAAGAGATGTGCCAACGTGCTGAAATTGATTACACCTATAATCAGCAACGTTCAGAATTTACTTTCCATAACTGGGGCGGTACAATATGGCTTGGCTCTGGCGATAAACCAGATTCGTTACGTGGTCCGAACATTGGTTGGGCGGTTATAGATGAACCATTTATACAAAAACGTGAAGTATTTGAACAGATGATTGCACGTGTAAGACACCCAGAGGCTAAGAAGTCTCAAATATTCTTAACAGGGACACCAGAAAGTTTAAATTGGGGTTGGGTAATTGCTAATGATCCTAATATGGATATAGGCACAATACAGGCATCAACGCTAGACAACCCACATCTACCAGATGATTATAAAGAAAGCTTATTACAGGCATATTCAGAAGAACAAATTGAAGCGTACGTACACGGCAAGTTTGTTAATCTAACGCAAGGCAGAGTATATAAAGACTTTGATAGGGATAAGCACGTTGAAGAACGTCCAGATTTAAAGAATGAGAACCTACCCATTGGAATCGGTATGGATTTTAATGTTGATGCTATGAGTTCGGAGATATTTTATATCGGACCTAATTGGATACACGTATTTGATGAAGTAAGATTAAAGAACGCAACAACGTATGATATGGTCGAAGAATTGGTAAAGAGATACCCAGAGGCTAAGATTTTTCCGGATGCAAGTGGGAGTGCAAGACGTTCATCTGCTGTAAATAGTGACCATTTTATTATTAAATCGCACTCTGGATATAACATATCAGCACCTAAAGCCAATCCGCCTGTACGTGAACGTGTTAATTCAGTTAATAAGCTAATACGTGAAGGCAATTTTTCTTGTGAGAACTGCCCTAATCTTATTATGGACTTAGAAAGAAACGTATGGCACGGGAGCGATATAGATAAACGAGATAGCGTACAAACACACGCATCAGATGCTATGGGGTACGGGATTAATCGACTATTCCCGGCTACACGTAAGATTATGGAAAGCGTAAGATGGTAACCTTTATACTAGGTATGTCAGTCGCAATCAATCTTGTATTTGCGGTACTATGGATATACGGAATACATATAGATCAAAAGATTAAAAGGGAAGCACAGGACTTAATTAATAACACTCACTTAATGAATTTTAATATGGATAAGAATTGGATGTATGAATGATGACAGTTAATGACGTAGTGTTGCCCGACTTATCGCAGCAGATAATCCTTGATTCTATACGAACAGCACAAAAGAATCTAGAAGACCAAGAGAGTGCAGAACGTGATACTGCCCTTGACTTCTATTATCATAGACACGTAGACCAACACATTGAGCAATGGTTTTCACCTTCTACGTTAGAACAAATACCAAGTTTTCCGCAGAAAATTGTGCCACGCTTTGCACGTGCTAGAAATATGATATATAAGAATCCCCCTAAGCGAATGATTAACGGTGAACAAGCAACTGACTATATGCAGTTTGCACATCATTTAGATACAGTTGCACGTGAATTTAATGAGACTGCTTGGCTTACTGGATCAATGGCATTCCGCACTAAATATGTTGGTAATAGATTAGATTATGATATTATACCACACTACAAAAGATATTATCTAGAAGGCGATTCACGTCCATTCGGTGTATCGTATGAAGTAGGTAGAGATGCAAGGAATAACCGTGTGTTCGTATTCTGGTCAGAAGCTAGAGATGGTGTACCCGGTATTCATTTGAAGTTTGACCAAGCCGGTAGAACAATAAAAGTGAACGATAAGAATCTAAACCCGTATTCAATTATGCCTGTTACATTTATGGACTACAAACAAAGTGCATCAGATGTAATAAGAGCAGCCGTACAAATAGGCATCGCTAATACAGAGATAGCATTGGCAACACGTTTTGCGTTTGGTCAGCCTGTAGCAACAGGGATAGAAGAAGCTACACGTATGAAGCTTGGTATTGATCGTGTGCTTTTAATGCCCCAAGATAGTTCATTTTCTTTTGTATCTAGTCCGGCTAATCTTAATCAAATGATTGAAGTGGCTAAGTCTTTTGCGAATCAAACTGCTATTAATAACCATTTACGTATCAAGTGGGATGAATCTGGTAATGCTCCAAGTGGTGCAGCCTTACGTTTATTAGAAATGGAAAACTTAGAATCAAGAATATCAGACCTCCCCAAATGGCGAGACTGGGAACACGAAAGATATGAAGTGGATAGAGAAGTATTACGCGTTCATACGGGTAAAGATATGGGTGAGAATTATTCGGTGGACTTCGCAGAAATAGAATTTCCTACAGACCAAAAGCAAGAATTTGAACGATTAGAATTTATGATGGCTAAAGGCTTGATGGATAGAACAGATTTAATACGTTATTTTAATCCAGACATTACAGATGAAGATTTAAAGAAGCTTATGGATAGAGTAGACGAGAACAAGAAGCTTGAAGCTGAAGCACAGCAACCAGAACAACCAGAGCAACCAATATTTGAAGGATTAAAGAGACTTGGCACAGTTAGTTCTTAATCATATTGCTAAGATAGATGAACTGCAAGACGAAGTAATTCAGAACGCAGATAACATCTTACCGGCAATAGATATAGATGAAATGCTTAAAGATACTGAAGGGTATTTACTAGGTCTTAGTCTATCGTTCTTAAATGAACACGTGGACGAGATAGAGAAGGGTGCAAAGCAAGGCGAGAAATTTGCAACAGAGGTATTAAAGAAAAGTGGCTAATACAGCAATCACAGTAACAAGAAACTTTGATTTAAATAAAATCAACTTAGACTTAACTAAAGAGTTAAATACTGCGGGTCAGATTGTACGCAAAGACCACTTCCAAAGATTAGAACGTGGGCAAGGGATCAAGGGTGCTTTAAAGCCTTCTAAGAAAGCCACAGGCAAGACATTAGTAAGAACAGGGAAGATGCGTAACCTCGTAGTTGACAAAGCTACTAAGATGAATCAAGAAGTAAACATACACCCGGGAGAAAAGCAGACATATCCAAAGTCTAATGTTACGATGTCAGACGTTGGTAGATTTCATCAAGAAGGTGCGGGTAATCTTCCAAAAAGAGAATGGTTTGGTATTACTAAGAAGGCAGAAAAAGATATTATGAAGATGGTTGAATTAGAAATCGAAAGACAAATAAGACGTGCCTAATCTTCAAGCGACTATATCAAACCAATTAACTGCAACGGCTGCACAGACTACATTGTCTATACAAGAGCTAGTTGCAACGATGAAGTCACAAGGGATGGCAGACCAAGCAATACGTCAAACATTGTTAAACGATCTTAATTCTAGCGGACAGTTATTTGGTTCGTTCAAAAACAAATTAAAGAATACAGTTAAGAATGGTGTAGAGTTAAACTCTAAAGACTCTGTAAATAGTAAGTATAAAAAAGCCGGTGTAAAAAGCTTTCAATGGATTTCAGTTGGTGATGGTAAGGTATGCGTTGACTGTGAAGAAAGACACAGAGAAACAGGGACGTATGAGTTCTTTGAGACAATAGGACTTCCGGCTTCTGGTTTTAGTATATGCCAAACAAATTGCAGATGTCAATTAGTACCAGAGGATTATAAAGGCGAGAACCTTGATAAACCATTGATTAGAGATAAGAAAATAAATGTTAAGTGGAATCCATTAATGTCTTTAAAAAAAGCAGAAAAATTTGCAAAGGCAAGTAAAGTAAAGACTACATTGTTTCACGGAACGACAGAAATTAGAAAAAAAAGTATTTCAAATAGAGGTTTTTCATTAAAATCAAATAAGAATGGAAGAATGTGGGGCGATGGTGTTTATTTAAGCTATCAATCGGAACAAGCGACTGAATGGGCAAGGCTTACAATGATGCGAGATTGGTCTAAAGGAAAAAGCAAACAATCAGTATTAAATGTTAAAGTAAATGTAAAAAATCCTTTAATTATTAATTCTGGTAGTGGTTTTCCTAAAAAATGGACAGAAAAATTTATAGAAGCAAGAGGGTTAGGGTATGAAGGAAAAAGAGGGACTTTTTATACAAATTTAGCAAAAAAAGAAGGATATGATTCTGTAATTGTAAAAATGCCAAGAAAATTAAATGAATCATACGATGATTGGCTTGTAAGAACCGGTGGAGATCAAATTATTGTATTTGATACTAAAAAGATAGTTACTGTAAATGATTAGTATTTGTACAGAATGTAAAAATTTTAATGATAAAGAATATGGTACTTGCAAAGCTTTTCCAAATGGTATTCCAATTGCAATAGCAAGTAATGAATTTGATCATAATTTTCCATATGAAAATGATAATGGAATACGATTTGAACCGATAAAAGAATTAACTAACTCAAACAAGAGGTTAAAATGAGTGAACAACAAGTCGAAGTCCAAGACGTAAAACAGGACACCGCTGATACTGCAAGTGAAGAAAAGCAGCCCGTCAACAATGTTCCTTACGCACGATTTAGTGAGATTGTAGACGAAAAAAACACGTTAAAGGTAGAGCTAGATTCATTTCGTAGGAATGCGAAAGAACAAGCCGAGACAACTAAGCTGAAAGATATGGAGTCAAAAGGCGAATACGAGAAGATTATGACTGATATGACTGCGAAGCTTGAAGTTGCACAGACTAAAGCAAATGCGTTTGACGAATACAATGTAAAGAAGCGAGAATCATTACTTGCTGAACTACAAGAAGAAGATCGTGCTACTTATGAAGGACTACCACTAGAAAAGTTGGAAGTCCACGTTAAAAAAGTCAATACGATGCCTTCACCGGCTTCCGTTGATAACTCTAAACCAACAGAAACAGGCGGCTATGCTTCGTTTGAAGAGTGGGCTTCACTTGATCCTAATGGATATAAGAAAGCTAACAACTCTCAAACAGATGGAAGCATTAAGATTGGTTATGGCGACTAATTTATTTAAACAGAAGCTTGACCCAGACAATGACCTTCGACATAAGACGATAAATGGCGGAGAAGACATTGAATGTACTTACAAAGGCTCTAAAGTCAATTACGACACTTATCTTGACATTCACGAGGAGCGTGGGGAGCAAGTACAAAAAGGAAAGAAGCCAAATAGTATCGGGACGTTTAGCGGTTTTGGACCGGGAACGATGAAGAAAGCGTATGAAGACTAAAATCTTTAATACAATAAAAGGAGTTTAAGCAAATGGCTTTAACTAATACCACAACTGCTGCCGGTGGACTCGGAAGAACAATTGGAGATGCTGTAATAGCATTTAATCACGTTAATGTGATGTATCCACTTGTTACCGTAAAACAGGCCGCAAGAGGGTCAAATCACGTTCAATTTTCAGATTGGACAAAACTTACATCAGCGAATGTAAGTGCTGCGACACAAGCAACTGCAACTACTGCGGTAGCGATTACAACAGCAGCAAGAACGGCAACTATCTCAGAACACGTAATTGAATCACAAGTTAGTGATTTAGTATTAATGGGTTCGGGCGATGATGTCGAAGGACAAAGCGGACCGGCTTTAGGAAATGCCGTTTCTGCTAAATTAGATGACGATCTTGTAGAACTTGGAAAGACCTTTTCACAGACTGAATGTGGAGCGGGTACTTCTTTGGCTCTTTCTCATATATTTGGTGCAATGCGACAAATGAAAAGTGCCGGGGCGCCAATGCCTTATTCTTTAGTTTTAAGTCCAGCCCAAATTTGGGGATCAAAAGGGATTATATCTTTGCTACATAATACAGCATTAGATACTGCGGGTTCATCAACAACTGATACAGCAACTGCACGTCCAATTGGAATGATGGGTGGAAAAGGCGAAGAAGCATTTCAAACTGGATTTGTAGGGTCCATTGCAGGATTTAATATTTACTGGTCGGACCAAATCGATGAAGATGTGGGATCTGGCGGGGATGCAGCCGGTTTTGCATTCAGTAAAGGTGCAATTGGTCTTGGTGTAGGTGCAGAAGGTTTATTCCGCATTAGAACACAAAGAGAAGAATCCGAACGTATGACTAAATACGTTGCAACAGGATTCTGGGGACAAGTTGAAGTAAAAGATTCTTATGGTGTTTACATCTTAAGTGACGTTTCTTAACTTAACTGATTAACGTAATGGGCGGTTTAATCACCGCCCGTTATAAAGGAGAAAATAGAATGAACAAATTTTTTAAAAAAGCAAGTGGTGTAGTTGTAAAATTTAACAAAATAGTACACGACATTAAATCACTAGAAGATAGATTTGAAGAATGTGATGAAAATGGTGTAAAGATTAAAGTTGAAGTAAAAGCTAAAAAGGCTAAAAAATAATTATAACCAAAATGCCTATGAGATTGACCGCTCGGCAAGGCATTAAAGGAGAAACAATATGTCAATAAGAGAATATGCAGTAGTAGAAGCACAAAATTTAGCGATGGGACAAGCCGGAGCAATATTTGTAAACGGCACAACAGCCGTGACTTGTAGTGCGGGTTCTGGAGTATTTGTTGCGATTCAGTTTACTGAAGATACAGTTTTCGCTTCTGGAAGCGGGGGACTTGTAGCAGAAACAGAACAGTTATTTCCAGACGATACAGGAACGGGTACATTGATTGATGCCGATGGTGGCTCTGCAATTGATGGTGAAACATTCCCACAAGGAATGACGATTTATGGAAGATATACAGGGTTTACTTTAGCCTCGGGTGCGTGTATAGCGTACGTAGGTTAATGTTAAAGCTAGGATTATCAGTATTAACAATACCTAACCAAGTTGCACGATTAGTTCGTGATTTATGGAAAAGTATTAATGACACTTGGGATTTAGAAGAACGCAAGTGGGAAAACATTGTTTAAATTTAAGGAGATTTTAAAATGGCAGCTTTAGGCGCACAAACTATCGCTTCATCATACGAGCAACTTTTACACGTTGACAGAGATGGTGGCGGTAACACAACAACACACGT